TTGTCGGCTTCCTTGGATACTACTTCCCGAACGTGTTCTATTGGGACTGGAGCAACAGCCAGGTCGAGGAGATAAAGACAGCGCAGGAAGTAATACAGCACGGCGGGCAATATGGGTTCGCGGCTCCTCGCGGTGACGGCAAGACAAGTCGGGTTGAGTGCTACGCGCTTTATGCTCTGCTTTATGGCTGGCGTCGGTTCGTCGTTCCTGTCGGCAGCGATCAGACAAGTGCGACAGAGATATTTGAAAGCATCAAGACCGAGTTGCGGGTGAATGAATTGCTGTGCGAGGACTTTCCCGAGGTGTGCATTCCGTCTCAGCTTGCCGAGGATACTGCGCAACGGGCGCGAGTAATGAAACTGCACGGCAAACCATTGAGTTTCAAGTGGGGCAAGGACGTTTTAGAGTTGCCAACCATTGAAGGCGTTGCGTCCAGCGGTAGCATTGTCGTCCCTCGCGGGCTGACTGGGCGGTTGCGCGGAATGAAACACAAGACGGACGCCGGTGAAAATTTGCGCCCTGACCTGTTTTTGCTTGACGACCCGCAGACGGACGAAAGTGCGAGAAGCCCCACACAGAACGACCAGCGCGAGAAGTTGATACTTGGTGCCGTCAAGGGCGCGGGGGGCGGCGGTGATCCCATTGCTGCGTTCATGCCCTGCACTGTCATCGAGGAGAACGACCTTGCCCATCGGTTTCTGAATAGGAAGCGCCATCCTGACTGGCATGGAACCAGGGTGTCAATGCTTGAGTCGTGGCCGGACGAAAAAGACGGGTTGTGGGTTGAGTACGAGAAGATATGGGAAAGCGATCAGAACGAGGGTTTGCTGGACATCCCCAACGCCGTCAAGTTCTACGAGGCAAACAGGGAGGCAATGGACAAGGGTGGCAAGGCAAGCAACCCGAAGCGCGTTGTCAAGCCAGCGATCAGCGCGATACAGACGGCAATGAACATTTATATCGCGGACGGCGCGGCGGTGTTTGCTTCCGAGTATCAGAATGAGCCATTGAAGTCGGAGTCTCCGCTGTACTCGTTGAACGTTGCCGACGTTGCAAGGCAGGTGAACAAGGTTCCACAACACCAACTCCCGCCTGACTGCGAGTGGCTGGTGGTCGGGGTTGACATCAACCCGCAGACGCGAGGCATAAACTGGACGGCGGTGGGGGCAACGAATAAGTTGGCGGCCTATGTGACGCGGTATGACGTTTATCCGCGTGACGGCGTTCTGTTCGATCAGAAGAACCCGAAGGGGCAGACGCTTGAACAGGCTATTTGGAGCGGGCTTGACGTTGTGTGTCGGCAGATTGAGGACATTGAGTTTACGGTTGACGGCAAGCGCAAGACTCCCGACTGCGTTTTGATCGACGTTGGCGGGCCGTGGATGGACTGCGCCCTGACCTTCTGCTCTAAGGCGGACTACTCGTTTCCCGTAAAGGGGAGTCGGGGGCGTTCCGACTCGCAGTGGCGACCGGCGCGGGTCATTGGCAGGAGTGGCGACAACGTGTTCGAGACGAAGTGGGAAAAGGGGCGGGTCGTTGTTCACAACTCTGACGTTTGGCGTGAGCGTGTCCAGCAGGGGTTTCGGTTGCCGGTCGGTGCGCCTGGGTCGGTGAGTATCTACGGCGACAAGCCTGAACTGCACGAATGGTTTGCCAAGCAGATCACGAGCAAGAAGCTGATTCAGAAGGTAGCTGGGCCGGTCAAGACGGTTTGGAGCTGGAGCAACGCGCCTGGTGCGATAGACGACCAGCTTGACAGCACGAAGATAGCAATGAGCGGTCTGAACTGGCTTGGTGCCAGCGTGGCCGGTGAACAGAGGGTTAAGAAAAAACGGCAAATAATAAGAAAATCCGGCAAATGGTAGAATTGCGGTTTGCGTTGCTTGTTGGGTGGTCTATAGTATAGACGTTGAAGGGAAGCGTCCTGCAACAAGAAAGAAGCAAAACAGGCAATGGCTTAGGAGGCAGTAATGCAGATAAAAACAAGAGACCCCCAGCCCGCAACCCGTGACCCGCAGGCGCGCTACCGCGTCGTCCTAGTTGACGAGGTTAAAACCAAGTGTCCGAGGTGCGGAAGCACAAAACGGCGGGTGGTAAAGACGGAAAACCGCACATGTGGCATAAAAAGGCGTTGCGTATGCCAAGAATGCACCTTTGTTTACAACACGGTAGAATGGAGCGAATAAATGCAGACCTTCCTGCCATATCCTAGCTATGAACGTAGTGCAGACGCGCTAGACCCGCGCCGGCTAAACAAGCAGATACTTGAGTGCGTCCAAATTGCCAAGGCGCTGACCGGCGAAACAACGTCATGGTCTAACCACTGCGTGACCCGTATGTGGCGCGAGGCACCGAAGGGCGTTGTGCTGTTCGGGCTGGCGTGTTGCAAGGAATACCGCAAGCGTCCGCAGACCCGTGGACACCACAAGTGCGAGGTCGAGCTTGTCCGCCTGTTGTCCGTGTGCGAGCGAAACGGCATGACGGAGAATTACCCGCGCTGGTTCAACCGGCACAAGGTTCACGAGGCATATAAGAAACACCTCGCCAGTAAAGACCGGTACTACATTGACCTGTTCGGTGTCGAGCCGGAGCCTGGTTACTGGGGCGTTGACAAGGACGGCGAGTGGAAGCTGTACGCAACCGGAAAAAGCGATAACAAGGAAGTCACCGGCGGCAATAGCCGTCCGGTGGACTGATTGGTTAGCGGTATGCAAGACACCAACACAATAACGGTAGCATGGTTCTCGGCAGGCGTGAGCAGTGCGGTGGCGACAAAGCTCATGTGTCCAAACGTGGACCATATCTTGTATCAGCACATTGACGACCAGCACCCCGATACGTTGCGGTTTGTCCGGGATTGTGAAGCATGGTTTGGCATGCCGGTAACGATCATGCAAAGCAAGCTCAAAAGCGTCGAAAACGCATGCCGCCAAATGGCCTATGTCAACGGTGTGCGGGGAGCGGCATGTACACGACTGCTAAAGCGGCGGTTGCGGAAGGAATGGGAAGCGGAAAACCGCTTCTTCTGCCGGTTTCGGTACGTGTGGGGCATGGATGCCCGCGAAACCGAGCGGGCTGAACGGCTGGAAGCGGACATGCGCGAGGATTACCACGTATTCCCGCTGATTGAGCGTGGGCTATCGAAAGAGGATGCTCACGGAATACTGCGAGAGGCGGGGATTGCGAGGCCCGCAATGTACGAGCTTGGATACCCGAACAATAATTGTATCGGGTGCGTCAAGGGCGGCATGGGATACTGGAATAAGATCCGCGTGGACTTTCCAGACGTGTTTGCGGCGCGTGCGAAACTCGAACGACTGATAAGGGGTACGTGCATCAACGGCGTGTATCTCGACGAGCTTGACCCGGAGCGGGGGCGCGAATGCGGTCCGATAGTCCAGGAATGCGGGGCGATGTGTGAAAGCGCGTTGCCCCAGGTAGCCAACAAGTAATTATAATCAAACTTGATATGTGGCAATATCGAGAAACGCAACCGGAAAAAACGATATGCAATAAAATAGACAAAAAGTCTTGACAAAAGCAAAACAGCCCCGCTACGGTGGAAGAAAAGCCACTATAGCGGGGTTTTTCTATGGCATACACGATACCGACCGGAGAGCCGGACAGCTTCACGCAGGGCGAGACCGTGAAGTGGTACAAGTCTTTCGCGGACTTTGAACCCGCCGACTGGACTTTAAGCTACAACTTTGTCGGCCCGTCCACCTTCACCGTCACCGCGACAACCAGTGGTGGCGTTTTTCTGTCAACCATATCCTCCACGGACTCTGCCAGCTACGCAGACGGAGACTACTATTATCAAGCTCAGGTCACAAACGGCACGGAAACCTATGTCGTCAAGAACGGGACGACCACTATTTCTGCGACGCTCGCCAATGAAAAGGCGGGGTATGACGGGCGTTCACATGCTCAGAAGGTGCTTGACGGCATTGAGGCGGTTATTGAGGGACGCGCCAGCCAGTCCGATAAACAGATTGAGATAGACGGACGGCGCATTGACCGGCTGACACCGAGGGAGCTTATGCAGTTCCACTCCGCGTACAAGGCGAAGGTTCGGGCTGAGAAAAACGCAGAGCGCAGAGAGAACGGCGAACCTGCCCGCAAAGGCATTTACACACAATTTAGGGCTTACTAATGGCTATTTTCAAGCGCAAAAACCCAAAGGGCAAAGTCCGCAAGTTTGACGCGGCGCGGTTCAACCGCCTGTTTGCCGACTGGATAACCTCCAGCATTTCGGCACACGAAGAGGTCAAGGGCGACTGGCTAACTACGGTAAAGCGTTCACGGGACAAGGCCAATAACGACCCCTATATCCGTAAGTTCTTGAGCATGACCCAAAAGGGCGTTGTTGGGGAGGGGTTTCTCCTCAACATGAACGTTAGGGACGCGAACGGAAACCCCGACAACTTAGCGAACGACACGATAGAGAGCGACTTTAGGGCGTGGGGAGATAACCCGCTGTACGCAGACATGGCCGGTAAACTTTGCTGGGTTGACCATCAAAACCGGTTTATCCGAAGCGTTGCCCGTGACGGTGAAGCACTGTGCCGGATAATTCGCGGCGCGGACAACCCCTATGGCTTTTCGTTGAAATGGTACGACCCGCGAGTATTGGACGTGAACCACAACGAACCGAAGCTGCCCAACGGCAACCAAATTATAATGGGTGTCGAGATAAACAAGTGGGGGCGGCCCGTCCGCTACTGGCTGACCGAGGACAGCAACAACTCGATCAAAAACGACTACAGCGGGCGCAAGAAAGAAGCGGTGCCAGCGCGTGACATTATCCACGAGGGCATGGGCGAGCTGGAAGATCAAGTGCGCTACATGCCTTGGACAACGCCAATTCTGTCAAGGCTTCACATGCTGGACAAATACGAGGAAGCCGAAATGGTGGCGGCGCGTGAGGCGGCGTGTCGGGGGCTGTTCTATGAGCAGGACTTCGGTGACGCATACGACTATGACGAACTGGACAGTGCTGGGCGGTTGCTTGACGATCTTGCTCCTGGGTTCAAAGAAATTCTGCCGCCTGGTGTGAAGGCGAAACAGCACGACCCGAACCATCCGGTGTCTGCGTATGCCGACTTTGTGAAGGGCGTGTTGCGTGGAATTTCAAGCGGACTTGACGTGGCCTATAACGGGCTTGCCAACGACCTTGAAGGTGTGAACTTTTCGAGCATGCGCAGCGGTGCGCTGGAGGAGCGTGAGACCTGGAAGGTATTGCAGGGATGGATGTCTCGGCACTTCCTGAGTCGCGTGTTCAGCGAGTGGCTGTTGATGTATTTGACTTCGGGCGTGTCCAGCCTGCCATTAAGTAAGTATGACAAGTTCAACAAACCGACGTGGCAGGGTCGTCGCTGGCAGTGGGTTGACCCGCTCAAGGACGCTAAGATGAACGAAACACTGCACATGCTAGGAGTCAAGAGCAAGCAGACCATTTCCGAGGAGTTGGGTTTTGACGTAGACAAAGAACAAGACCGGCTAAAGGCCGAAACACCGGAGGTCAACAATGACTAACGAAAAGAAAAAAGACGGGCTGATGTTTCGCTCGGCTGGGCTTGAAGTCCGGCAGGACGGCGATGATCAGAGTTTGCGCATATCGGTTTCCAGCGAGGAGCCGTGCATTACCTACGGCTATGTTGATGACCAGTATCGTAAGTTCTACGAAATTCTTGGGCATGGCGAGGGTGAAATTGACACGACCCGAATGCAGGACGGGCTTGTATGCCTTGACACGCACTGGGGCGATCAAATAGGGCTTGCTACCGCGACCAAAGCGGAGAACGGCAAGCTGTACGCCACTGAAATGAAGTGGTCAAGCACCGAACGGGCGCAGAACTTGATGAACGACGTACTTAACGGGGTGCGGAAGAACGTGAGTGTTGGCTACATTCCCGATCCGAAGTCCTACGAGTATGTCGGTGAGCGTGACGGTCTGCCAGTCTATCGCTCTACGTCTTGGATGCCGTATGAATTCAGCTTTGTCCCCGTTCCCGCAGATCACTCGGTTGGCGTTGGTAGAAGCAAACATGAGGGCGATGAAATGA